AGACGCCAGGCGGTGAGCCGCTGACTGAATCAGGTGTGATGTCGGTCGTCAAGGAGATCACCGACCCCACCGGGAAGCTCAAGCCCGCCTACGAGAAGGCTTTGGGGCGCACGCTGGCCACTGAGTTCGCAGATCGTGCCAAGGGACTTCGACTGGTCATCGAGACCGGCAAAGACCCGATGCTCAAGAACCCGAACGCAATCGAACCGATACTGCGGGCTCAGAATTTCACCCCGGCACAGTTGACTGACATCCAACTCGTCATCGATGATCTGGCCCGCGCCAACAAGGTTTCAGAGGCCGCTCGCGCTGCGCGTGCGTCTGCCAGACCTAGTGGGCGCGATGTGCTCGGTGAAGAGTTGGAAGGGGGCGCTGTACGCCCTGACAAACTCAATCTGCTCAGTCGCGGATACACCTTCTTCCGCAACATGTACCTCGGTGCGCGGGATCGGTTGAACCCCAAGATTTCCGCACAGCTTGCCAACATGATCTACAACAACCCTGATGCGGCCGTCACTGCTCTGCGCAACGAGATCGCCCGTGCGCAGCGCAAGGCACGCCCAGCAGGAGTCTCTCGCGCAGCACCCGCCGCCTATGGTGCCGGATACTCCGGCATATCCTCTGAAGTTGTTGACGTGCTTCGCCCCGAGGAACAGCAGCCTCAGCAGCCTTCACGTCCACGACTGATTCTCGACTGATCACCCCAGGAGCCCCAACCATGACCGCGCTCTCCATCCAGCCCACCTTCCCGATCTTCACCGACATCGACGGCCAGCCGCTCGAAGACGGATATGTGTTCATCGGCACGGCCAACCTGAACCCCATCACCAACCCGATCACGGTCTACTGGGACGCGGCACTGACGCTGCCCGCAGCCCAACCTATCCGCACCCGTGGCGGGTATCCGATCAACAGCGGCACGCCTGCGCGGCTGTACGTCAATTCGGACTACAGCATCCAGGTGCAGAACAAGAACGGCAGTGTGGTGTACAGCGCACCGGCTGCGACGGATCGGTTCTCTGATGTGGTGGTGCAGGACATCAGTTCGACAGAGGTGACGTTCATCCAAGCCGGCACCGGTGCAGTCACGCGCACGGCGCAGGCCAAGATGCGCGAGACGGTGAGCGTCAAGGACTTCGGGGCGGTAGGGGATGGGGTTGCGGACGATACGGCTGCGATTCAGGCTGCGATTGACTACGCTGAAACCGGTGATGTTTCCGTGTATGTCCCGGCTGGACAATTCACGCACGCTAGCACACTCACAGTGCCGCGTGACGTGACGATTTATGGAGAAGGTGAATCCTCAAGACTGCACTATTCTGGCTCTGGGGTCGGAATCAGGATTCAAGGGCAGCGATCCAGCCTGCGCAGACTAAAACTTAGGACTTCAAATAGCGCAGCAACTGTTTGCGCTGTGAAGTTTGACGCATCCGTTAACGACTTGCTCTATTGGAGATTACACCAAGTCACTATTTCTGCAGACTCAAGAATCGCCAATCAAACAGCAATTTTATTTGAAAACACAGCGTCTACGGCCATTTTTTATGGTTTGTCGTCAGACTTGATAATTGAGAATTTTGGGAAGAGTATTGTAATCATCAGCGACGTTACGTTTGGCATCAACGCTAACGTATTTACAAACACCAAAATTCAAAACTCTGACACCTGCATTGCTACCGGTCTTGGTGATGGCAATATATTCTCTGGCCTTTTGCTTGACTTATACACGCTAGGCATTAGCTGCAATGGAATCCGAAACCAGTTTATTGGTGTTCGTCAAGAAGGCGGCGGCGGTGATGTCGCCTACAACTTTGGAGCATCGTCGCAAGAAAATATCTTTGTAGGTACCTGCCAGACAGGTGGCGGCGGTATAAGCACCGACGCAGGTCTTTACAACATGATCTGGGAAGCGTCTTTTGGCGCTGCAAAGCCGTGGGCAGAGCCAATTCAGTACATTGCGCCGTTTAATCCTATTCTTGCGGACGGCGATGGAACTGTCCCGGCAGGAGCAAACAACGCACGATTCGTAAAACTTGGCGGCATCACAAAGGCAATGAACGCCGTAGATGTCCGACTTGAGGTAACTGTTCAAAGCGGTAATATATCTCTTGCGATCTACGAACTTAGTGGAACAACGCTGAAACGAATTGCGACGACTGGTGCGATTCCTTGTCCAGCTGTTGGCGGCGCATTGCGAACGCTCACAACTGTTGCTCCGCTAAATCCAGCCAAGGTTTATTACGCAGCGATTTCTGCTGATAACGTGACCGCAAAATTCAAAGCAAAAATCAACGCGGCTTCGAATTTGATGAACGTCAATAGCAGCAGCGTTCAAGGTCAACTTGTATATGAAACAACTGCTGGAGGAGTGCATCCTTTGCCAAGCACCGTTTCAACTGTCGGCTTGCCAAACAACACAACCGTTATGACTGCTCTGATTGTGGCGTAATGACCCCCCGCCCCGCGCCCCACGTCATCCGCTGGTTTTTGCGAACCTTCGGTTACGGCGGCATCACGCTGCCGCCGCTGGGTATCTTCATCCTGGCCGAGCGCATCAACGAGACAGCGCTCGTCAGGCATGAGCAGCGGCACTGGCTGCAGTACCAGATGCTTGGGGCGCGGCGGTTCTATCTGCACTACATCTGGTACACAATTCGCTACGGCTATCGGAACAATCCGATGGAGGTCGAAGCACGCGAGGCTGAACGATGACGGACGATGACTTCAAGCGCCTTGAGTCCAAGGTAGACAATCTCACCGAGGCCGTCACCCGGCTTGTGCTGGTGGAGGAAAGGCTCTCCAACCAGGGCGAGCGCATCGGGCGCGTTGAGCAGCGCGTGGCTGCCAACGAGACCCAAACGCAGAAGCTGGACCGGCGCCTGGAGATGTGGGTCAATCGTGGCATCGGCGTCTGGGGTCTTGCCGTCACGCTGTTCGCGCTGCTGCAGTACGGCACCAAACTGATAGGGAAGTGACCATGCTGCAAGCACTCATTCCAGCCCTGGCGCCTATCCTGTCCCGCGTGGCAGGTAACCTATTCCCAGACCCCGAGGCGAAGGCCAAGGCTGAGTCTGAGATGATGCTGGCCCTGCTGGCCAAGCAGACCGAACTGGAGCAGGCTGCGGCGTCCATAGTCAAGGCAGAGGCGGCATCGGACAACTGGCTGGCGTCAAGTTGGCGCCCGGTGGTGATGCTGACCTTCGCTGGCCTCATCGTGGCGCGGTGGTTCGGTTGGGCTGCGCCTAACCTCTCCGAGGCTGAATACCTCAAGCTCTGGTCGATTGTGGAATTCGGTCTTGGCGGCTATGTCGTCGGCCGCAGCGTCGAGAAGATCGCTCCCAGCGTGGCCGAGGCAATGCGCAAATGAACTGGGCCGACTACCCCAACTTCACCGAGGCCGAGTTCCGCTGTCGCCACTGCGGCAAGCAGGAGATGAAGCCCGAGTTCATGGGGCGTCTGCAGGCGCTGCGTGACGTCTACCGCAGGCCAATGCCGATCACCTCGGGCTACCGCTGCCCTGACCACCCGGTCGAGAAGGCCAAGGCCGAACCGGGAATGCACGCCACCGGCCTAGCCTGCGACGTCGGCGTGCAGGGCGCTGACGCTCATGAGCTGCTGCGCCTGGCGATGCACCTGGGTTTCACCGGCATCGGCGTGCAGCAGAAGGGATCGGGGCGGTTCATCCACCTCGATCTGCGCTCGCAGCCGACCGTCTGGTCCTACTAGCCCGCGAAGAAGACCGCCAGCGTGCCCATGAGAGCCACCAGGGCGGCGGCGAAGATGATCAGGTTTATGGCCTCTTCCTTCCAGTATCCTGGCCCGTAGAAGTCGGGTTCGTCCTGGCCGAGTTCAGTGCAGCATTCGGCGGCCTGGGGATAGCGGCCCTGCTGGTCGCAGCCACGGGGGATTCTTGGGTGCTGAATCGATGATGGTTCGCGCATTCGTACCTCCGATAGGTGTAGCCTTCTCGCTGCCTGGTTTGTAGGACTTCTGTCCATGCCGCGCAAGTGGGACATTTCATAGGGCGCCCAGTTGCCACACGCTGTTGGGCACAGCCACGGGTGGCTTGAGCCTGGCGCGTGCGCGGCGCTGGCGCTCGGCGTTGTTCATCGGCGGTGGCTTGCGTGCATCGGGCTTGTTGCCCAGCGCGTAGATTGCCCGCGGATAGGGACGTCCGATGCCTTCCATCGTCCACGATTGGATGTAGACCTGCTTGTGCACGACGGTCAGGCGCATGGCGGTCAGGAAGCAGGACACTCGGCGATAGTCGGTGCCTGGGAAGAACTCCGCGACCTCACGCATGGTGAGCGGCCCGCAGATGTGGAGCACGTCGCGGATGTTGGCGAAGCTGGGGTTCATGCTTGAGCCTTTGCGCCGTACTCATGCCAATGCTTCTCGCAGATCATGCCGAAGGCAGTGCTGCCATCTCTTTCCCAGTACGCAGGGACGCCGCCGTATTGCGACGGGCAGCCGCATGACAAAGTGAACTTCGGCTGCTCCAGCGCGGCGCGGAGGGCGGTGATGGTCGGTTGGAGTGCCGGCCAATGCGGAACACCACTACATGACTCCAACGCCTCCAGCGCCTGCTGGGCGGCTTCGCGTAGTGTGGTCATGCGTTGCGCTCCTTCAGCGCGGCCTCGATGGCGCGGGCGAACTCAACCATCTCAGCATCGCTGCTCGGCTCGCTGTACAGCGGGTAAATCTCCTCCTCCGTCAGCCCTCGCCACTCGCGGCGGGGTGGGTGGGTGTAGAGCAAGTGTTCGCCCTCTGGCAGTGAACCAATGCCATCGCACCAGTCCCAAAGCTCTGCGTGTTGGTCTCCATTCTTCTTGTGCCATGTGCGGATACACGCCACCGGATCCTGCTCCGGCTGCTCCAGCGCAGCGCGGAGGGCGGTGTAGGTTTGTCCGCAGTTATGGCATTGCACAACACCGTTGAACGGATTCCACTTAATTGCGCTTGCGTCTATGTAACCGCAACAAGGCAACGCCACAGGCTTCTGTTTTTGCTCCGGCTGCTTCAGCGCGGCGCGGAGGGCGGCGAGGGCGTCAGCAACACGACGGCGCGGGTAGTGCTCATGCGCGCAATAGAGCTGCGTGCTCTCCAACGCCTCCAGCGCCTGCTGGGCCACGGCTCGGTCGATGGTGATGGTCATTTCATGCTCCTTCCAATCTCAGCCGCAGCCCTGACGATGGCGCGGCGGGTGGCTGCGTAGGGGTCGGGGCCGTGTGGTTCATGCAAGTCAGGCTGACCATCAACCTCGGCCCGCACATGCTTTGTAAACTGAGTGACCGTAATCCACAGACATACCGCCAGCCGCAGCGCATCGCCGTCGTCGGTGAGGGGGTTCCATGTGATGTATGGCCCTCGGAGCAGGTCAATCCCCGCCGCCCTCGCGGCAACCTCAAGTAGTTCGCGGTCAGTCATTTCATCCACTCCGGTTTTTTGGGCAGCGGTGCCCAGCCGATGTAGCCTGTCTGGCCAGGGCTGTACTGGCCATAGACAGCCACGCCGCCTGCGGTCAGCAGTTGCACCTTGGCCGACAGCGGGCAGGTGTGCAGCGGGCGCCAGAAGTAGTCCTGATCCACCGCTGCGGCCTTGTCGTTGGTGAGCTTGACGGTCATTTGGCGCTTGCTTTCTGCGTGCAATCAGCGCAGCGCCAGAGTTTGAGCCGCGTGTACAGCGAGCCGCCGAGAATCTCCCTCGGCTGGTCGCACACCGAGCACTTCTTGCGGAACACCATGCCAGGGCCATTGCCGCGCTGGTTCATGGTGACGTCTTTCACGTCGCTGTACGGCTTCATGCTGCCTCTTTGACGAAGACACCATCCCCTCGCAAAGTGCCCTTGCGATCCTTGATCTGATGGTACGCCTTGGCCAGTGCGTCTACAAGGTCGAAGCCCGCCAGATCGGCACCGATGATCAGCGTCACCAGCACATCTCCGTAGGCGTCGAGTGCCTCCTCGCGGTTGTTGCGGTGCAGCGCAGAGATCAGTTCGGTCACCTCCTCTAGCGTCTTGATGGCCTGCGCCATTGGTGTGCTGTTGGGGATGATCTTGCGGGCCTCGGCCCAGCGGATCACGTCCAGTTCGATCAGTCGGTAGCCTTCCATGTCACACTCCTTTTTGCTTCCGGTATTCCTTCACGGCACTGCGCAGACCGGCCTGCGTAGTCGCCTTCTCGTCGAGTGCCAGAGCCTGCGCCTGGTCGAGGGTGTCCTGGCACAGGATGCGATGGCACACCACCGGAGCACCCTGACCCTGCCGGCGCACCCGGGCGTTGAACTGGTCGTACAGGTCAAGGCTCCAGTTCAGTCCGAACCACACCAGCGTGCGGCCCTTGTGCTGCAGCCCGTCGATGCCGTGGCCCATGCTCGCCGGGTGGCCGATCATCAGAGGGCAGTCACCGCTCTTCCACCGCTCCATCGCGTTGTTCAGTTCGCGCTCGGTCTTGCACTCGGTCAGGTTGATCGGCCGCAGCGCCTTGAACCGCTCCATGATCCGCTCTGCGTCTGAGCGGTAAGCGTAGGCGCACAGCACAGGCGAGCCCTGCGCCTCGTCAAGGATCTCGTCGAGTGCGTCGAGCTTCAACTCATGCACCGGCTCCCACAGCGGCATGCCTGCGATGGGGTACACCGCGCCGTTGCTGAACTGCAGGCACTTGTTGGTCAGTGCGGCTGAGTTGAACACCTCGATCTCTTTGCCGCTGTCGAGCACGGTGAAGAAGTCGCGCTCCATCTGGTCATACTTCGCCCGCAACTCGGGCGGCATCTCCACCTCGATGTTGTTGACGATGAGGTCGGGCAGCGGGTTGTAGTCCTCGGCGCTCATCTCCAGCGTGATGTCGCCGATCAACTGCTTGATGACCGTCTCTGTGTCGTCGTAGGGCACTTCCTTGTAGGGGCCGGCCTTCTTGTAGAACCGGGTCTTGAACGCGGTCTTGCTGGTGCCCAGGCGCTGCCCCTTGTCCACCACCAGGTACTGCCCGTGGAGGTCTTTGTAGCCGTTGCTGGCCGGGGTGCCGGTCAGGCCAGTCGTCCAGTCGAACTTGTCCAGGATGCGCTTGACCGCTCGCACACGGTCCGTGGCGCTGTTCTTCATCTTGCTGATCTCGTCCCACACCACACCGTTGAACGGCAGCGGCTTGTCCTTGCTGACGTAGTAGGTGTGCAGCGTCTCACCGAGCCACTTGAGGTTGTCGTAGTTCATCAGGTAGACGTCAGCCTCGCGCATCAGCGCCCGGGTGCGCTGGTCCCGGGTGCCGGTGACCATGCTGAAGCGCAGGTGCTTGGTGTGCTCCCACTTCGCGGCCTCCTGGCGCCACACCAGACGGATCACGCGGATGGGGGCGATGATGATCACACCCCGCAGGAACCGCGTCTTGATCAGGTGCGCGATGGTGGTGAGCGTGACGATGGTCTTGCCCAGCCCCATGTCCAGCCACATCATCGAATTGACGTGGGTGCACTGGAAGTTGACCGCCTTCTTCTGGTAGTCGTGGAGCAGGTTGGGCGTCAGCATGTCGTCAGCATCTCATCCACCATGCGCAGCCCAGCGTCCACGTTGTCGATGACGAACACGCTGACCTTGTGCTGCCGCAGGCGGTGATGCTCGCGCTCCTGGGGCGGCGTGGGCTTCTGACCCTGGCGCTTGAACTCGCAGAAGAACATGCGCCCGTTGGGCAGCACGAACAGCCGGTCAGGCACCGCGGCGTGCGCTGGCGATGTGAACTTGTAGGCCAGCAGCCCGCGCTCACGGGCGTAGCCGCAGACCTTCGCTTCGATGTTCTTTTCAAGCATGTCACCACCCGTGCGGCTCGATGCTGCTGGTGTTCAACTCGATCAACTTGTCGATGTAGTGCCGAGCCTTTCGCAAGTCCTCGACACCACCCTTGTCCTTCCACCGCGAAACGTACTTCACTACGTTGCCCTCGAAGTAGCCGAGTTGATTCGCAGCGATGTAATCCCACGGTTGGATCACTTGCTTCTTGTAGTGATCGCCACCGTGTTGCACTTGGTTCACGCTAAAGCCAGGCATAGTTTCTCGATCTCCTGTACGTAATAGTCAAAGTCCACAGACAGCCCAACATCCTTGATGTTGTTGCACACCTGCACGTTCCACCCACTCTCCACGGCGAACTTGCGCCAGTCGGTCTTGCCCTTGAGCGGCGGCATCCACTTGGTCAGCGGCTTGCCGCCCTTGGCCACGTAGTACCTCGTTGTGTTCTGCGCCTGGTGGTCACCCCACTGCAGGTAGCTGGAGCGCGGCACCTTGATGCGCAGCATGAAGTCGTGCAGGTGCGGCCAGTTCTCC